CACTTCCGGTTCTGCCACCCTCCTCCGAACGTCTTGAAGTCGGGATACCACAGGTCGCGTGTCTTCCGGTTCCGCAGCAACACATCGGGGCGCACCATATATAACACCCCGCCATGCACCATCTCCAGTTCCTGCTCAATCCCCACCCGCTCATACTCCGACACCCATTTGGGCCAGACCGACAGCGCAAACCCCACCAGCAACGCCTCGGCCAGCAACTGCTCGTTCAGCGTCGACGCGTGCCACTCTTCCATCTGCTGCATATGGGCCAGTGCCGCTGCGCGGTCATCCGTGCGCGTCAACACCTCCAGCCCCTCATGCACCAGAATCCCAAACCGCAGGGCCGGAGCCTGTATGCTGGGCACCACCCCGGTGCCCTGATACTCCGTCAACCAATACCTCCGGCGCGGACAGGTCCAGTCGGCCTCAATCCGCGTCCGGTCCACCACAATTAAATTTCCCATCCTTGTCTCCCTCTTGTCTCATGGTAAGATATCCCTCATGCATTTCAGCCAGTTCCTCCCCACAAAGGAAGTGAGCGTCTTGGCCGGGGCCTCCGGGTCCGGCAAATCCACGCTCCTGTTGCAGTTACTCCACGCATGGTCGGCGGGGCAGTCGTTCCTCGATGTCCCCCCTCCCCCCGATGGGGTGTCCTATCTGGCTGGTGACCGCTCGATTAACTCGCTGTATCACCGGGCGGCTGATGTGGGAATCGACATGGCGACCATATCACACGCCTCGCTCATCGACAACCAAGACGTCGATATCAAGATGTTTCAATACGACGCGCTGAGTTTGCTGTTTCGCCTGTTGGATAAACTCGGAGGACCGCTGTTCATCATTGACCCGTTGATTATTTTCTTGGGGGTGGACCTCAATCGTTACCATCTGGTAGCGCCCCAACTCATCCGCCTCAATCGTCATTGCCAAGACCGTGGCTATACGATTCTTGGCACCCACCACACCACCAAAGCCCGCTCGGACTTTCAATTCCTCCGCCCCCAAGACCGTATTTCTGGCAGCTCGGCGTTGAGTGCGTTTACGTCAACCCAACTCGCCCTGACGTCCCCTGATGAAGTCGCCCAGACAGGTAACCTGGCCCCCTCTGCCCGATTAGATATCGTGAGTCATATCGCCGCACCAGAAACCCACTGGCTGAGTCGGGACCCCAAGGGGTTGTTCACGCCCATGGGACCAGACGCCGACCGCGCCCTGCAAGCGGGAGGGGTGGTGGGGTTAGCGATTTACCAGACCGTCCCGGATGGCGCGTCTGTCACCACCCCCACGCTCCTTACCGCCTTGGATGGGGTGGCGAGTCGTGCGACGGTGTATCGGCATCTGGAAAAATTGGTCGAGGCAGGCTTGCTGGCGAAGGAGAGCCGTGGCAGCTACACCCGGCCCTCCTCCACGATGCACTAATCGTCTCGCACACCAACGGGTTGAGACGTGAAAAATCTCAGGATGAGATTAACCACTCCCAACACCTGCGCGATAGTTTCGGGGTTCTGCTCGTTCAGCGCACTCGACACCCCAATCGTGGCCAGATTCAGCCAGAACGTCTTCGATTTCCACCATGCTTTCATCCTACCTCCTAGGTTCGCGGCAGTCCCGCTGCCTCCCACATATGTTCAAACACTTCCTGCACCATCATTCCACGCTCGTTTGGGTCATCCTGTCGATTCACCATCCCTATGACGATCGTCACCGACGCTATCATCAGTTGGAACTCTGTCATGCCTGACTGTGACGCCAGATCCCGCATACGCTCGGACAGCTCCACCGTCTCTTCACACTCGGCTTCACTCAGGGAGGTATATTCCAGCAACTCGCTCGTTTTGTTTAGGGTCATTGGCGTATATCCCACTCCACATGAATATGCTGCGTCCCTCGCCGGCTCGTTTCTAGCACCACATCATATCCTAACCCTAACGTCTCGCTGAGGTAGGCACGCAAGGGGTCATGGCTCTGCGTCTTGGGCATGAGCTGCAAGTCCACGGCCAAGTTCTCGTAGTGCAGCGAGTTCTCGGAGTGTCGATGGTCGTTGCCGCTCGTCACGGCAATGTCGACCTTGTGCTTGGCCGACCAGACAGCTGCGCGTTGAAAGACGGTGACCAGGGGTTCTTCCAGATAGCCGAACTTGACTGGCCCCCGCACTCCAGTGAACACTAACATGGCTCACTCCACGTATAGCCGCCGACAGGAAACTTCCGCGCTCGGAGCCAGCCCTTGAACGACGTCCCTGGATCTTTGGTGCCAGCGAGACACCGCTCGCAGCCCTGACACTCCCCGTTTTTGGTATGCTCCCGGTCCCAGCCATAGGTCCATGCGCGGGCACGCATGGCCACGAAGGGATTAGCGATGCGGGCCGTGCCCGCCTGCATAGCCTGCGAGCCGCGTTGGATGCAATCTCCCAGTCCGCCGGGGAGTTCCAGACTGCGTGGCTGGATTTTTGCGTCTCGGGTCTTACTGGATACATATTTGCGTCTCATTATCTCTCCTCTAATTGTTGCTCGGCATGATTGATGGCTTGCTCGGCCCGACGCAAGAGATCACTATACGCCTCGTCAACGCCTGAGTCTGTGAGTAGGACTTCCTTTTGCCCCGCATCTTCCAGCGCAATCTCGTCTTGCTCAGACAACCATTGTTGCCGCTCGTCCTCCAGCGCATCTTTCCCTGCGGCAATCCCGTTGATGCCCAGCTTGACCAGCGCGTGCCGCACCACGTCACTGACGCCAAGATGAAACCCGTCCTGCTCAAACCGCTGTTGGATGTAGTAGCTAATCTGCTCGTATTGCGTCGTTGGCACTTTGACGCTCAGCAGTTTGGTATCCCCGTAGCCAGATAGCAACGGGTCTTTGGGTGGTCGACCTCGGCCTTGCTTCTCGTCGCTCATATTGTCCTCGTTTCTATGGTCAGTGTGTCTGGTTAATATATGTGTTTATGAGACTATCTCCTAATAGTAAATATATATGCCTGTGTACGTGAGACTTACGTAAATCTCACCCCCCTCGAAAACCCCTGTTTTTCCTGTCTCATTGAGACGCTCGGTCGCGCTCGGCTCGGATGTCTCACGGGGTTGAGACTTACCTAACGCTCGTGTCCAGTACGACTTAGGTCTGGTTTTGGAGCGTAATCTCACGGATCGGACCATGTTCAGGAGTCAAGGTGTAGAGAGGCTGGCCCGGAGGCCAGCCGTCGAGGTTACCGCCATGGCAAGTGATCGAGCACATCGAGCACGCCGATATCGACTCGATCCTTGATGCGTCCCGGCTTCCACTTCGCCGCTTCCCATGCTGCGATCTGCTTGGCCTGTCCAACGGACCAGCCACGCGCTACCCAAAAGAGATACTGTGGAATGGTGGGGATAATGGCGCGGCAGCAATCACATAGGCCGGAGAGTCTTGAGGTCCCTGCCGTGACCCCGTAGGCGTCAAGGCCCTGTCGAGCGGAGTGACCGTAATCATTCTCGCGGAAGGTAGGTCGGCGCAGTCCAGCATGCCAGCCTATGTGGCACGGATCGATCTCTGGTCTGTTTGGCCATGCTTTGGCGAACGCGACACTACGACCGCCTTCAGTGCGTACGCGTGCCACCAGCTGGCCGCCGTCTGGTGCTACTTCCCATGCCAGACTGCCGTCGGCGTGCCATAGTTTCAGGTCCGCTTTTTCTTTTCCGGTGTAGAACCACGCAATGGCGAATCGGCAGCGACAACAGGGATAGGTTGAGGTGTATTGTGGCGTTGTTGCATAGTTCCCGTAGCAGTCCCGTGGAACATGCGCGGAGTCGGGTGACGTGTATCCGGCCCATGTATCCGCGTTTGCGTCATACCGAGGATTGACAATGCGTCCCGCGAATTCTTCAGCGGTAAATCCGGTGCCATGCCGCTGGCAGAGATGTTTGCACCGGGTTGCCCGTGTGGGTCCTCGACGTTGTTCTGGATGATCCCAGCTGGCCGCCGACGATTGACTGGGCCACTTGAGCCGATACCATGCTGGCGCCGTGCTTGATTCGATCCTAGGCATATGTCGGTTCCTCCCTGTGGAGTTTTTTGTAGAGCGTATGTGGATTGTGAATCGTAATACCGGGATATCCTACGTAGGCCCAAATATCAGAATGTCGCGGTTCGGGCAACATGCCATCCCAGTCCTGTGCGTCCGAGAAAAAGACTCTTACTGCATTCGGATCAACGTCGTTTTCCACTGCTTTCCAGCTGGCGTAGATACGTGTGCCACCACCGGCTCGACGCACGCCGTGTTCAATCGACTTGATATCCCATGCTGGCCACGGTCCATACACCTGTGTGTCATGCACGTAGACGGTGGACTCCCCCCAGCCACCGTCTAGCAATCCCGCTAACATCTCACTCAGCGCCTTCGTGTTAATACTGCCGCTGGCGTCGATCATGATGACCGCATTGACGCCCCGCGTGCGCGTGCGGCCCGGCAGCATATCTAGCTCTCGATGTTCGCGCCGATAGCTACTACCTCGCTCAGTTTTTGCTCCGCTGACTTCAAGCCGTGCGATCAGTTCATCTACCCACGCCGGACGCGCTTCCTGTGTCGCGGTTTCAGAACGCCCGACGCCCGTGCCATCCCGCCCCGCCGATTCACTCTGTTCGTACTCCATCACGCCATCAGGAACCCACCCTTCACCGTCCCGCTTGTCTTGCTGCATAGCCTCAATAATCTCTTGCACCAGCTCAGCATGAATTGCGTTGTTCTCCGCGTCTTGAATCAGGTCTTCGCCGGGTTTTGTCTCAGCGTATGCCTCCTGTAGTTCTTCATCTGTCGGTCGTTTGCAGGTCGCGAGATCCTCCGGTTCAATCGGCTCGGCTTGTGTGTCGCCGTCTTCACTCGCTGTCTCACCCGGTTCCTCTCCGGGTTGAGGCGGTCCCGGTTCCCCATCATCGGCCGCTGTCCCGTCACGTGGTCGCACTGGCCCCACTGGCCCACGCTCTGGGCCATCACCGTTACCACCTACCCCGTCCCGTTCAATCAATTGGTCGTAGGCGAGTTCGGGCGGCAGGACATCCAGATGCATTCGGTCGTAGCTGCAGCATACCCCGTCGATCAGACTGTCTAGTTCTTCTAGCTCCGCCGCTGTCCACCAGACGTGGATGGCACAGTCGCACACTTGGTTGAACGTTTCGTGGTCGCGCTCGCCCTGTCTCGCTTGATGTCCCATGGCCACGTGCGCCGCTTCATGACGCAAGATTAAATTCCGTTTTCGGTCAGCATCGTGCTGGCGCGGATCATCGTCAGCATAGACAGGGATTTGCGTGTAGGCGTTGCCTAGGAAGAGCGTTACCTTGCCGTCTAATACAGCCGACGCCGCCGTCACGATACCGGGGTCCACTCGGACTGTATCAATGGCCGCAAGGAATTTTGCCGTGGTATGGCACTGGGCCTTCAACCTCACGTTATCCGGCATCATTCACCTCTTTCAGATGCTTGCGCCAATTTGACTTGAATCTTTTGAGTGCCAGCGTAGCTCCGGCTTTTACTCGGGCCTTGTCTTCAGTAGGATCGCCGTGGCTCTCCAGCGCCCCTAGTGGTGAGACCGGACGCCGTGTTCCGTAAAAAGAATCCAGTGCAATGGCCATCTCTCCGCTGGTATCCGCTCCCGCACGCCGGGCGAGTTCTGCTTGCACCGCTTGGGCAACTTCCGGCGTCGAAGTGCCAATGTAATAAATCAACCCCGCTGCCGCTTCTGTTGGCGTGCAGCTCCGCGCCCAGTCAATCGCTGGAGTGTCAGGAACGCCTCGAATTTTCGCTCGAACGCTCTCTGCATCACGCTCTGTGAGACAGCCATTGAGAATCAGATCCTGCACTCCCCGGTTTTGCCAAAACACCTTGCGCGTTCTCATCCACCGTGCAATGCGGTGGCAACTGCCTGGATGGGTCCGCCGCTCTGGCCATGACGCCGGTTCCATGGTAGGTTCCAAGTGACCCAAAAACGCTTCCACCGGTTTCAGCTCGGCTCGCTCAAACAGCGGATAAGCGGGTCCGGGATAGGTAGCTAGCGTGAGACGAGCGTAGATGGATTCATGGATGCTTCTCTTCGGTTCGTTCATGGCACAAATAACGCTATGCGGCTTGACTATTAGGTTGCGTAGTCGCCGGGCGGCCAGCAGTGAGAGCATAGGACTCAGCGTATCTGGTGGGACTTTGTCCAATTCATCGATGAATAACACCCACTTGCCATTCCACGCCGAATCAAGGTATTCAGCCGGGATAATACTGGGGTTGGTAAAATCGAGAATCGGACGCCCTGCTGAATTTTTGGATCGCACAGGCCAGCCAGCTACGTCTGTAGAATCATCTGCTCCTGCGAAAACGGTCTGCAAAGCTAGTCCGCGCTGAGTGCAATAGTCCTCTACCAGCGTGCTCTTGCCACACTGCGTCGGCCCTACGAGACACGGTACGCCTAGCCCCGCTCCGCCCTGAATCAGTCGCCCATCAGGCCGCTGGTCGGCACTGGCGTCAAACCACTCCATTAGATCCTCGTCGTATTGTGTCCACTTCCCATTACGCTCTGATTCACTCATTCATGTCCCCCTCAATCTATGGTCGATATGTCGATTGTAGCACCAGCAGACAAAAAAAGACCCCCTCAAGCCGTGCAGCCTGAGAGGGCCTTGAACTACCCGTTGATGATTCGCACCTTGTTATCAATGTGCTGCTGGAACCTCTCAGCGTCGAATCGAGGATTCGACTGTCTCAAGATGTCTACCACCTCTTCGGCCCACCACTCATAAACACGCTGGCGATCTGGATGATCATCCGTCATACGATTGATAGTTGACTGCCACCGGGCCAGTACATCAGCCCACTGCTGAAAATCTTTCTTGGTTTGCATTATTTCCCTCCTAGCACGCAGTAAGCGATTTGTATTAATCCCCCAACGAATAGCACCAAGATGAACACGCCCAACGACGAACTCAGCCAAACCTCACCCATCTATATGTCCTCCCTCAGCACGGGCGATCTCCGCCTTTATCATTCGAACCTGTAGCCCCGACACGACGCCCATGTTTTGCAGCTCCCTCAACCAGCTCCTGAGAATAACGAGCCGATCCACCCCCGTGGACGTATTGGTGAGCTTCGCCAGCCCCAGCACCCGAGAACGACTCCGGGCCTCTTGAAATGGCCTCATAGTGCTACCTCACCAATCGACTCAATCCGCCATGCTTCCGCTTCGGCTGCCGCCATCAGCGGGAGATCATCCCCCTGTGGCCCCTCGCCAGTATGTCCTGACCACGCCTTCGCACGAGCTGATCGCAGCTTCACGGCCTGGGATCGCTGCCGGTCCAGCTCCGCCATCACCTCTCCCAACCTCCGGATCGTCGCCTGCGCCTGTGCTTGCTCCTGCGCTGCTTGCTCCAACTGGCCATCTAAGGCGACCACGCGAGCGTTCGCCCTCCGCCAATCTTCCCGGGCTTCGGCCTCCGCTTCCGTATTCGCGGACCGCCGCGCCGCCGCTGTTGACAGTCCTAAGCCTATTAATCCCATGTGGTAATTCCCCCCATAGATCCATGCCCCATGCATAGATTCGCGCATACTCTACACGCTGACCCTATATCCGTCAAGGCTAAATGCTCGGTTAAAGGCAGGGGTCTCGTTGTGTGTAGTGTCATGACGCGACTTCGCAGTTAGCTTTGGCAAACTCGGCAGCCGCCGAGGTGGGGTGGGAGGGGTCTTTTGAACCGAACGGACTCCCCTAGTACCTATCTACATTGTGGAAAGGTCCTGAGAAATAGCTTGACTGACCATGGGGTCGTAGTGTAGATTAACTAGTGAGGGAGGACACACCATGAGCACATTGGGACCGACGAGGCAGACCCGAACAGTGGAAACGGTGGAACGGCGGGGCGTGAGCTATGCCGTCGCGGCAGATCCGAAGAGTTTTGGGGAATTATTGACGACCATGCGGCAGCGGTCGTTGTTGACCACGCGGATGTTGGCGGGAAAATTGGGGGTGGCTCCGGCCTCGGTGAATCAGTATTTCTATCGCAAACGCGGCTCCGGGGGGACGAGCACGTTGAAGTGGTTTTTACGCTTTGCGGAGGCGTGTGGGTGTAAAGTGTATATCACCTTCCCCGCCGGGAAGATGCCAGGGACGACCGAAGGCATTGTGCCTCCGGGGTCACTCATTGGGATAGGCAAACCAGATGTCTAAACTCCAACCAGGCCAGGCCGAACAATTTGCCCTGATTCTACTGTCCGGTGCGCCCGTGGTCGATGCCGTAAGCTACTTTCTGGACACCAAAGCCTCAGACGCCCAGCGGCTCGCGGCCCAGCAGGAGTGGCCCAACCAGGAAGACGTCCTCGCAGCCATTCAACGCTACACGGGTGGTGAAAAATGGCACGAAATGGACGACGGCACCCGCATGAAGGTCGCGTTGAACAAACATTACAACGAAATGGCCTATTTCCTCTGGACCGCCAACTATACCGATATGACCGGCAACGACAAACTCAAAGCCGATACCTGTCGAATCGCCCTGGAAACCAAAGTAGCCGGGATGGCGGGCCAAGAATCACCCCTGGCCCGGTTCTACCACGACATGCTGTCCAAATACGAACACCAGGGTGCCGTCAGCTAAATGGCCACCACCACCGTCTCCCCTGTCCTGCGCGATCGGCTGATGTCGGAATTTCGGGCCTTTCTCTGCAAGGAAATCAACTTCGTGCCCTTTGAACACCAGGCCGCGTGGTGGGCGACGACGGATGGCTATGACTTAACCGAGATTGTCACCGAGCATCCCGACGATCCGGCCACAGTCGTTCGACTGCCTGGAGGAGCACTGGAACGCCGCTTGCTGCGCCCGCGCAGCAAGGGACGGGCCAGGGTAGTGGCAGAATTGGGGGCCTATAAATCGGGCAAATCCGCAGGAGCCGGACTCTGGGGGGCCGCGTTTGCTGCCGTCCCGGATGCCCTGGTCTATCTGGTGGGCAACGAATACGACATGACCACGCCAGAATTTGACTACATCCTGGAAGCGTTGTGTTCGGAACGGGGGCTGAATCAGAAGTATAAATCACTCCAGAACCGTCCCAAAGATGGCCGATTGTGGCTCGAAATGGAAAATGGGGCCAGATTCGAAGCCCGGAGCTGGGAGCGGTCAGAATCCCTCAAGGGGAAAGAAGTCGACGCCTATATCTACTGCGAGGCGTATCAACTCCCAGGGATTGAGTGTTTTACCTCCGTCTCCCAGAATCTCCGGGTCCGTAAGGGCTATGCGGTGTTTCCGACCACCCCGGACAGACCGTGGGTGGGCATCTTTCACGACAACGGCCACGGCCATCCTGACTTCCCGGAATGGGTCTGCCGGTGCGGCATCCCGGCCACCGTCAATCCCTACAGCTTTGACCAGGCGGCTATGGACCGGGATAAACACCTCCTGACCCGCGAAAAATTCTCCATCGCCTATCTCGGCAAATTGGGGGATTACGTCGGGCGCGTCTATAACTACCAGCGTGGAGATAGACAAATCACATTACGGTCCCACCCCACGGTATGGCATAATCCCGAGGGAGAGCCAACGAAGGAGAACTTTAAGCTCCCCTCGGATTGGCGGATTGAAATTGGCGCAGACACCGGCACCTACTGTTCAGCCGTCGCTGTAGCGATTGACCCAGAAAACAATGCGTTCGTGCTGGATGAACTCACGAATTACAACTATGTCGCCAACACCACCGAACTGGACCCGACGTCTTCCATCATCACCTGGGCCAATGGTATCCAGCGTATGGCGGCGTTGTGGCAGACACGCCCTGTGGCGTGGGTGGATTCCAACAGCCAGTTCAAAACCGAACTCGGCCACCATGGCGTCCATCTCCTGGCCAACAAACGGGGGCGCGAAGTGAGGACAGAAGCGGCGCGGCAGTATTTCCAGCACAACCACATCTGGCTCGCACCGTGGCTCAGGATTCTGCCCTATGAACTCGAAAGCTCTGTCTGGCCCGACCAGGCCACAGCAGCCGGGAAGCTAGAACGGCTCAAAGTCAACGACCACACCCTGGATAGTCTGGAACACGTCCTGTCCCGGCATCCACGGGGTGAAATCACCAAACCCCCACCGACCTTCCAGCCCCCGGCGGGGAGTGTGCAGTGGATGGGCAGTCCTGTGCGGAGACGGAAAAAACGTGAACCGGTGGATAGCCACCTGGGAGAGCAGTAGTGAAACGAGCCGAGATGGAGCAGCGATTACGGACGGTGGAGGCCAAAATCAACTTCATCATGCATACCCTGGCGCTCACGCGTAAGGACACGCAAACCGGGAAAGTTGATTCGCGCACAATGGATTCCCTTTTTGATGAGGCGGTGCGACGTGAGGTGGATGCAGCGACGATTGCGAAAATGGCTGATGGTGCCCAACCAGGACCCGCTACAGTTGCAATACCAACGCCTCCAAGCAACCCTTCAGAACTTGCACGACAGAGTAGCGGCACTGGAGACGCAGACGACATCCCCCACGGCTGAAACAGTGGTGCCGCGCAGCACCGTGGATGACGCCACGCTGTCGGCGATGCCGGACGCGCATTTGGGAGCGCAGTAAATGCCCGAAGACAAATCCCTCGACGAATACACCACAGACTACAACCGTCTCCGTGCCCAGAAGGCGCGACGGGTAGGGTCTGTCGAATTACGGATTCTGACCAATCTGGCGTTCATTTCGGGGGAGCACTGGATTGGGACGCAGAACCGGGTGCTGTTCACACGCCGACGTGACCCCAACAAACTCCATCTGGTCTTCAATATCGCCTCCCAGTTGCTCTACAAGATGATGGGGCGGTTAAGTAGCGTGGCTCCGGTATTCAAGGCCCGTGCTGACAAGATGGACCCCAAGTCACTCGCACAGGCAGATGTGATCGACAAGCTCATCAAAGCCCTGGACGAAAAGCTCGACCAGCCCTCGCGCACCTGGGAAGTGTTGTGGTGGATGGCGATTGGCGGGGTGGCGTTTGAATACGTGCCGTGGGTGAAGGATGCCACCATGGAACCGCTGCCCCAGTTTGATGAGGACACGGGCGAATTGCTCTGGACACATTTGCAGGAAGACTCCATCGTGCCGGAGTCGAAACGGCAGGAATTATTAACCCAAGGAGCACCCAAGGAGTCGTTTCAGGTTGTGGAGGAGATGGTCTTGGCCGGGGATGTCGGCAGCGAAGTCATTAGTCCTCTCCAGGTCTTCATTGACGCCTCGGTGCGATCCGTGGCCGACCTCTCCCCCGACCAGGCAGTCTATATCGCCAAAATTCGCACATTGGGGTGGATTAAGGCGAATTACGACCTCAGCGACGAAACTATCGAAAATATCAAGGATTCCCAGGAAGTGCGGATTCTCAGCACCGATATCCGCCAATTTGGCGATCCCACGGGGTCCGTGCATCTCCAGGACCTGATTCCACGCATTCAAGGCAGCCGGGACCAGAATGACCCCGACCTGGCCGTGGTGGTGGAACGCTACATGCCCTGCTCCGAGAAAAACCCCCATGGGAAGTATTCGGCCTTCGTGCCGGGGGAACAAATCCTCCATGATGGCGATAATCCCTATATGGACATCCCCTTGGTGGATTTCCACTGGGCACCCACGACCACCAGCTTCTGGAACGGCGATTACGTCTCAGACCTCATTGCCCCCCAACGCTTCCTCAATAAACGGCTCTCGCAGTTGGGAGAGCAGGCCAATGCCTCGATTTATGGCGATGAACTCCTGGGACCGCCCCTGAAACGGGAAGATATCCCCGTCGACTACCCAGCACCCATCGAAAATGGCCTGAGCGAAACCGGGGTCAAGATGGTACAGCGACGGGACCCCCCGGAACTCCCGGCGTGGTTCATGCAATCCATCGACCTCACCATCAAGCTCATGCGCGAGATTGCCGGGGGCGTCGACCTCTTTTCCGAGCAGAAATTCCCTGGCCAGCTCCGTGGCCCCATGGCCGTCCCGATGTTGCAGGAAATCATCGATACCCAGTGGGGGAACCTGTATCAGCACATTGGGCACCAGACATCAGCCGTCAAGCAGATGCGGATGAATCGGGTCAAGGAGTTCTATCCGGCCTTCCGCACGATGCATTACACCGATAAAAACATGAAAGATGAGGTCTTTATCTTCCAGACCTCCGAAATCTTGCGGTCAGGCACAGAATATAACGTCACGGTGGAACGGGGCAGTCTGATTCCAGAACTCCGCGCCCTCCGGGAAGCCCGGATTCGGGAACATCTCCAATCCCCCCTGAGTATTCTCTATATCGACGAACGCACCGGCAAAATCGACAAGGAGAAGATTGCAGCTGATTTATCCATGGGAGACACCGCACGCGAGGATAGTGCCTCCCAATACCGCAAATTGGCGATGTCGCTCATCGAACGGCTCTGGGAAGGACAGGCACTCCCGCCCCATATTCCCATGCCGTTTTGGAATCTGCGGGTGGTGATGGACGAATTTGAGGCCGAAATGGCCACCACAGAATTTCTCGGCGCGTCTCAGGAGGTGCAACAGGGTTTTGTCGACTTTTGGAATCGGTGCCGTCAAATCCTGGTGGAGGCGTCCGAACGCCGTCAACAGGGCGCAGACAACGCCCAGGTTCAGGGAGCTGTGGCACAGGCCGCGCAACAGGCTGCCGCAAAGGCCGCCGCTGAAGCAATCGACATGGCTATGGACTCAGCCAAAGCCGCCGCTGAAGTCGCGCCCGAAGCCCCGGATATGCTGGCCAAAGCCATGATGCAGCAATCACAGCGAGGACCACGCTAATGGCTGGGAGGCTGATTCAAAAAGCCTTAAATATCGGCAAAGACAAGCTCCACACCCTCAAGGGCACGGTGCGCCCACTGGAACGGCTCAAAGACCCACTGGGCCTGCCAGGACCAGGCATGTTCGACCCCACCAAGATGACCTGGGAAGAATATCTCCAGCAGCCTGCCCAGCTTCGCGGTCCCATGGCCGACAAACTGAAGCTCGCCCTCCTCTCTCCGGTGCGCCGCAGGAAGAAAAAACCAGGCAGCGACAAGAAAACTGGCACCCGGAGGCCCACCGATGGCTGATGTCCGTCGACCCAAACTCGACGCCAAAATGGCCATGATGATGCGGGAATACAAAGACAACCCCAAGAAGTTCAAAGGGGGGCGCAAACAGGCCCAGGCTATTGCCTTTTCCAAGGCTGACGTGCGACGACGGCGGAAAAAACGCTAACAGCTTGACATCATCCCCACCCCATATCTATACTCCAATAAGTGCCGTGTCTGAACACGGAACGCGAATACGGAACGGGGCACTCTCTGGCAAGAGAACACGCACCGTGACACTCGCAGACCACTCAATGAGGCATGTATGACTGACGAACTGGAATCTGTCGGCGACGAGCAACTTGAGGGGCAAGAGGCCCCCGTCGCTGACGCGGAGGGAACATCTTCCGAGAGTTGGCCCAAAGAAGTCCAGGCCGAATACACCCGAAAGTCCCAGGCCCTGGCAGATGAACGCAGGCAATGGGAGCAGCACCGCGACTCATGGAACACCCAGGCACAGACGCAGCAGCAGCAGTTGCAGCAATATGCTCAACAATTGCAGCAGCAGCAGCAGCAAGGGGCTACACCACAACAACAGGCGCAGACCAATATGGTCGAGCAGTTGAAGGGGATGTCCTACCTGGATGGTCCGACGGCAGCGGCGCTGGTGGAACGCATTATGAGTGAGGGGATTGCCCCCCTAAATTCTGCGATTCAACAACGGGACAAGGCCCTCGGAGCCATGTATCAGAAATACAAGTCTCTGGAGGACTCCATTGGCCAACAACAGGGGAAGCAAGTCGAATCAGAGTTAGAAACACGCTTCGCGAAAGCGCGTGAGGAACATGGACTCCCGGATGAGGAATGGGCACATGAATATCTGCGTGACGTGTATTACTCACACGAAGGCGCGGATTTGAATAACTCCTATTCCGATATGGTTCGCAGCCGCTTGGATGCGATGCGAAAGGGTATCCGTGATATGGACCGACAGACAGCCCAGCAAGCCAAAACCTCTCCCTTCCCGTCAAAAGGTGGGGAGATGTCTCCGGTGAAAGGGAAGACTGGCGGCTATAAAACCCCACAACAGCGTGCTGACGAACTCTGGCCGATGATCAACCCTGGCTCGGCAGAGTAACCTCCTTAGACTAGGAGTATTCTATGGCGAGTACCACTGATGTCATCGAAGCCCTGAAATACACCTATGGTGTAGATCAGGTCCTCTACCTGGTGAATCAGGAAATCGTCACCTGGAATATGT